CGCTGAAAGCAGGATGGTTTCGCTTTCCTTGAAAAGCCCAAGTCCGGTGTTGCATTTCCGGCATAAGAGGGCTCTTACCTTGTTGTGCTTGTGGCAATGGTCGAGGTCGAGACTTTCCGCCTCCCCGCAAATAGCGCAGCGCCCTTCCTGGGCAGCATGCATTGCGTCGTATCCCTCGACCGTCAATCCGTACTTCGCCCCGTTTATCTTCTTTTTGCAGGTCTTGCAGGTGCCCGCAGTTCTGCCGATCGTACCGTAATCGGAACTCTTATAGAATTCTGACAGTGGCTTTATCGTTTTGCACGAGCAGCATTTCTTAAAGCCATCGTCGAAAAGTCTCCTCTGGTATCCCCACTGTTTTTCCTTAGAAAACTCAGAGCATTCCTGGTGGGTAGCAGCCTTTAGGTGGCTGGGATTTACACATCGGATGTTGGTGCAAGTTCGTATAATCTTTTTATCTGATGGGATGTCACCTACGAAAAGTATATAGGCCGCTCTGGTAGCTACAGATTCGCTCTTCCCATTATGAGAAAAGTGGAACTGTGGGAGGCCGCCTGTTGATGAGGCCTTCCAGTCCCAGCAGCCACTAATTGGATTGACGGTATATTTTTCATGAAACCGCTCTAGCGGCGCGCGAACTTTTGTCACGATTTTCCCTTCTGTGAGGGTGCGCCGTGAGAGCAGGAAGGGGTACCGCTCGCGGGGATCAGCCGTTGTCCGGCGCACCCGTAAGGATTACCACAAAATTTCTCTGGTTGACACGAAAGGATTTCGGTGTGCATTTTTGCACTGCCGTTTCTTGGTGTCGTACAACCAAGCCCGTTTTGGGGTCGTAACCCAGGAGCAAAAGCATGTCCGACCTGAGTTTGGTTGAAGACGACGAAACCGAAATTCCCGGAGGCGATCTTGGCGAAGGCGATGAAACCGACCAAACCGCCGATGGCGATGAAGGCGGCGAAGGGCAAGAAGATGCCCCCGGCGAAGAAGAAGATGATGAAGGGCAAGAAGGGCATGTAGCCGATCGCTCGCCGCGCCGGGGCCGCGCCGCCGAGAGCGTGCGCACAGCCAAGGCTGAGGCGAGAGAGGCGAAAGAGCGGGCCGACCGGCTGGAGCGCGAGATTGCCGAAATCCGGCAGTTGCAGACAGCGCCCCGCCAGCCGACCGCCCAGGAGATCGCGGCGGAAGCCGCCCAGGAGGCCGAACGCCTCGCACTGATGGCCCCTCACGAACAGGTCCAGTACCTGGTCGCGAAGGAGATGAACAAGGTCAACGCCCGCCTGCATCAGACGCAGATGAGCTTGGCCGAAGAGACGGACAGAGCGGCTTTCCGCTCCTTGCAGACCTCGAACCCGCTGGCGCGGAAGTACGCGACGGATGTGGAAAAGGTGGTCTCGGATCAGAAAGCGCGCGGCTTCACGGTGGATCGTGAAACGGCCCTCAAGCACGTTCTCGGCACTCGCCTCTTCGAACAGTCGATGAAGGGCGCGGGGAAAGAGAAGAAGGCCGGTCAGGCTCGGATCGCCGCCAACACCACACGGGCACCTCGCTCCGGTGGCAGCGAAGGTTCGGAGCGCGGTGATCGCCGCGGTGGAGATCAAAGCCTTGAGGCGCTTGAGCGTCGCTTGGCCGGCGTGAAATTCTAGGGCGGCGGCATCGTGCCTCCGGTCCTGATAGTCGGAGGCAGTAATGGCAATTAACGCATCGCCGCAATTCGCACAGGACCGGCAAAGATATATCCAGGGTAAGACTCTGCGCCTGACCCAGAAGCAGCTTTGCGCTTACCAGTTCGCCGGCAAGGCGAAACTGCCCCAGGGCTACGGCTCGACCTACACCGCCACCCGCTTCGAGCGCCTGCCGCTCCCGTTCGCCCCGCTCTCCGAAGGCGTGCCCTCGGCCGGCGAGAACATGACCATCACGCAGGTCAGCGCCACCGCTCAGCAGTGGGGCGATTCGGTCATCGTCACCGACGTGGCCGAGCTGACCATCATGCACAAGCCCTTCCAGCAGGCGATCAAGCTGTGCGCCCTGGCGATCGGCGAAACGCATGAGCGCAACACCTACCTGAACTTGCTGGGCGGCCCACAGGTCAACTACGTGAACAGCCGCGGCGCCCGCGCCAACCTGCAGAGCGGCGACGTGCTCGACCCGCACACGGTCAACCGCACCGTCTCGGCGCTGCAGACCATCGGCGCCCCGATGTTCGGCGATCCGAGCGAAGACGATGTGAAGATCCAGGCCGGCAAGGGCCAGCCTCGCGCCGGGAGTAACCCCCGCGCCAATCCGCATTTCGTGTGCATCCTGCACCCGAATATGGCGTCCGACTTCCGCGAGAACTCGACCGTTCAGACGGCTTGGTCGTACAGCGACATCAACAAGCTGTACAACTACGAGATCGGCGAATGGTCAGCCGTCCGCTTCTGCCGCTCGAACATGGTCCCGTCGTGGACCGGTCTGGGCGCCTCGACCGGATCGGGCGGCACCAGCGGATCGCTGGCGACCGGCACCTACTACATCACGATCACCGGCCAGGACACGCAGAACCAGTTCGAGAGCCAGATCTACTCGATCTCGACCGGGATCAGCGTCACCGGGCCGAACGGTTCGATCACCGTGACCACGCCGAACGTCCCGGGCTACCTGTACAACATCTACATCGGTCTCGGGACCTCGACCCTGACGCCGCAGCTTGCGCTGTCGCCGAGCGGCCCGACCTCAGGCCCGCTGACCGGCGTGGCAACCCAGCTTCCGGCCAATACGTCGGTGATCCTGACCGGCATCGGCCCGGCGCGGACGCCGCCGGCCTACCCCGGCAACACCACGGGCCTGACCGTCTACCCGGCCTTCGTGTTCGGCGAGGACGCCTACACGGTGGTCGAGCTCGATGGCCTGGACATGGAATATCTAGACAAGGCCGACAAGAGCGACCCGCATAACCAGAAGCGCGTCGTCGCCTGGAAATATTACGATGGCACACTTTTGGAGAACGTTAAATTTATGGCCCGCATCGAGGGGACCAGCGCATTCTCCGGGACCTTCGGCTGATCGGCGATTTGAAAGGAATACTTCCATGTATCTCATGACGGCCAAGGTCACCATCGGCTTCGCACCTGACGGCGCCGATGCTCTCACGGTCCCGAGCGCGCAGAGCTTCGAGGCCAGCTACGATATCCAGGGCAACGCCGCCCAGGGTTTCCAGCTTGTCCCCGGCGGCAACTCGCCGACAGCGGGCAACATCAACACCGCCGTCGTTGCCATCGCGGCGGCGATCTCCACCTACCTGCAAACTGCGCCCGTGCTGGCGCAAATTCAGGGCTGGTCGAGCGGTGGTGACTGATCGTGGCAACCAAAACTCTCGGGACGGCATCGACCTCTACCCTCGTGGCGCTGCCGTTCTCGCGTGGCTTGGACATGTCGGACGCGGACATTGCCACCATCGCCGAGCATATCCTGAACGACCAGGGCAACTCGAACGCGATCTGGCCGGGTGCCTGGGCGCGGACGGGAATGCTGTTCGTGCCGAACCGGGGGGTGCTCAGGGCCATGCCGGGTGATTACGTGGCCTACGACCCGGCCACGGGCTTCCCTATCCTCATCTCAGCCGACGCTGCCGCCGGCGCCTCATGGGTACACTCATGACCGATAAGACCGATAAGCCGGTTGCGCCGAAGGCCGATCCCGTTGCGGAGAAGCCCGCGATTGTCGCCGCCGCCGATCCCTCGATCCTCTCCGAAGAGGATAAGGCCCAACTCCGCGCCAGCGCGCGTAAGAAGGTTGCCGAGGAAATCCGCAAGGCCGCTCTCAAGGCCCAGTTGGACGAGTACGAGCGCGAGGAACGGATCGCCGCCGGCATCTTCGATAAGCCCGAGTTGCCCAAAGGCCGATGGCCCGAATATGGCGCGCCGCCGTGCGCCGAAGAGGACAAGGTGCAGATCACCATCGCCCTGCCGCCGTTCGCGGACTGCATCGTGATCGATGGCCGGATGTTCTTCGACGGGCATACCGAATGGGTATCGCCGGCCGTCTATGCCAGCCTGATCGACCAGATGCAGATGTCCTGGGCGCACCAGGACAACAACCAGATCGTCTCGCCGCGTGACAAGTTCCGTCAGCGTAGCCGGGGCCGCGACGCTCACCTGATGATGGGCGCCGTGAAGGTCAACACCGCAGGGAGCCTGAATTAATGGCGTCGTCCGTCACCGAACTGAAGACCAAGCACGTCGAGGATGAGCAGACCGCCGCCAAAGAGCAGAAGGTCGGGCTGACGATGGTGTTCGAGTTCGCCATCTCCGAGGGCCAGTCTCTCCAGTTCTCGACCTTCGCCGGCCGCGACGACAGCGCCGCCGAGCTGAATGACGTGCTCGACCGGATCACCGCCGCCGGTGAGCGCCAGCGCTGGAAGGCTGACCTCGCCAAGCACCGGCGCAACCTGATCGTGCAGTTCCGCCAGATCGAGATCGCCCGCAGCCGCATCGCCGAGGCCGAGCGCCGCCATGCCGAAGAGAAGGTTGGCCGCGATACCCAGCGCGACGAACTGCAGCGCGAGATCAACGCGATCATCGAAAGCGATCAAATGCTGTTCGCGGGCGCAGGCAAGCGCGGAGAGTACAAGCCCTCCCAGCAGGCCAATGCGCGTCTTCAGCCGCTGCGGACCATGCTAGGCCGGATCGATCCAGACCAGGCGGAACAGGATCGTGTCCGCGCCGATGCGATCAAGGCCAGCAACGATGCGATCCGCTCCTACGAGGCGGATATCGACTGGACGAACGCCGAAATCGCCCGTTGCGAGGCCGCCCTCGCGGAGTGACCCATGCCCTTGACGTCGGCCCAGCTTTGCTCGCTTGCACGCGGTGCGGCCCACGTCCCTGGGTTCACCGAACAGTCGGGTATGCTCTTGAACTTGATCTTGAGCGACCTCGCAGAGACCCAGGATCTGGACCTCTGCCGGGGAAAGTTCAATTTCGACCTGATCGCTGACAACGGGTCGGGGAACGGCCAGGGCCCGTATGCCCTTCCAATGGACTATTCCAGGCACACGCGAGACGGTGTGTTCTTTACGATCGACGGCATTCCCTATTACGTGATCCCATACGACCAGTCGGAGTTTGATCTGCTCCCGATCACGCCGGGGCTCGCGAACTACCCGACCGCGTTCTATACCGACATTTCGCCGCTGAGCCAGGACCCGCCCAGCAACCCGCTGATGTATGTCTGGCAGCCGTCGAACGGCGTCTACCCGATGACCGTCCGCTATTACAAATACCTGCCTGACATCGCGTCGCCGGAGACCTCGACCGTTGTTCCGTGGTTCCCGAACCAGGGCTATCTTCTGACCGAGTTGACCGGGAAACTCTGCCTTCTTGCCGACGACGCAAGGTATCGGGAATTGCTCTCGGATGATCCAAATGGGGCTGGATCGGGCAAGTTGCTGCGAAGCTTCATGCAGATGACCAACGACGACGAGGGAAAGGCCAAAACCGTATCTCTCGATCGCCGTCGCTTCGGCAGGGGATACGCAAAACTCCCGGATACCAAGACCATCTATCTCACGGGCTGACCATGCCCCTGAGAAACGCCCTACCCCTGGAATGGCGCCCGTCCGGTCTCTCTGATAGCGTCGATGGCTCGAACAGCGCGCCCGGCGCCATGTCGGTGCTGTCGAACCTGATCCCCGACCCGTCAACGCGCGGCGTCTATGTCTGCCGGCCGGCGAATATCCAGATCGAGACCTTCGCCGAGCTCGCCGCGCCCACGGCGGTCACGCTGCTGCAGGTGATCGGCGATGTGGCCTATGGGTTGGTCGGGTCGAACAAGTTCCCCGGCCATGACGAGCCGTTCGCCTTCAACATCCTGACCAAGACGCTACTCACGGTCACCGGGGCCACCGCCTCGAACACGCCTCTGTCGCCGCCGCAGAAGGGCGACTGGGTGTGTCCGACCATGGACAACCTGTCCACCTTCCTAGTTGTGACCCATCCCGGCTTTACCGGGCCGGAAAACGGCTTCTTTGGCCTGTTCGACCTCTCCGTACCGGGCGTGATCCGCTGGGGCTCGGGCAACACCGGCCCGGTGGCGCTGATCGCGCCGCCGACGCTGGTGAAGAAGTTCGGCGGCCGGCTCTATTACGCCGTCGGGAACGCCTTGATCGCGACCGATGAGCAGAGCCCGGTCACGGTCACCAATGCCAATCAGGTGCTGTTCTTCGGCGGCAGCACCACGCCGATTACGGCCATGTCGGGGATGCCGCTGAACAACCAGTTGGGCGGCGTCGTCCAGTGCCTGATGGTGTTCAAGGAGAGCGAGGAACCGTCCGCGATCTACCAGCTCACCGGCGACTATACCGGCATCCCGAGCCCGTGGAACATCAATCAGTTGAACGTGTCGGGCGGGACGATCTCGCAGAACTCGATATGCTCGACGCCTTACGGCATCGCCATGATCGACCATGACGGGCTGCGCATCCTCGATCTGAACGGAAACCTGGGCGATCCTCTCGGGCTGAATGGCGAGGGCGTGGCCGTGCCCTTCCAATTCGCTATAGCGCCAACCCGCATCTGTGCCGCCTTCAATCGCAATGTCTACCGGGTGGCCGTCCAGAACGGCAAGAAGCCGGGCGGCCCGATGGAGGAATATTGGTTCGACTTCACCCTGAAGTCCTGGTCCGGCCCCCACACTTTCCCGGTGGGCCTGATCGCGACCTGGCGCAGCACCTTCATCGCGGCCAACGCGATCACACCCGACTATGTGTCGTCGCGGCTGTGGCGGGCCGATGTCCGGCCATCGGCGATCTCCACCTATGTCGAGAACGGTGCGACCTTGCAGTTCAACTGGCAGACGGTGCTGCTGCCCGAGAACCGCAAGATGAAGAACAATTGCGTCGTCGAGACCAACATCGAGATGGCGTTCATCGGCGGCAACACGGTGATCACGGTGACCGCCTCCGACCCGGCCGGCTCATGGCTGGCGCAGGTGGTCATCGACCCGGCGCAGGGCTCGCAGACGATCTGGGGTGATTTCCAGTGGGGCAACGCCAAGTGGGGCGGCACCGGCCTGACGACGACACTGTGGGAGCCTGGCGGCAACTTCCAGTGGGACGGCAACCCGTGGGACGGTGACCCGTCACCCATGTCGCCGTGGCGGCTGCCGTGGCCGGAAGCTCTGGTGTTCCGGCAGATGAAGATGCAGGTCACCGGACAGTCCAGCGCTGGCTTCCGCATCGGAAATCTGTCTATGAACTATCAGATACTCGGCTACCAGCAGCAGACCGGGCAGGGAGTGAACTGATGGCCGCGAGCGTCACCTATACCTTCGTCCCCGGCACCGATGCCGAGGGCGGCCAGGTCAACCAGAATTTCACCGATCTGGTGAATTTCCTCAACGGTCTGGATGTCATCGCCCTCACGGTTCCGATCACCGTGGCGAACGGAGGCACCGGCGGCCAGACGGCGGAGCAGGCGCGTAGCAACCTCGGCGTTCCGGGCATTCCCGTCCTGATATCGCAGGGAGGAACCGGCGCAAACAACCTGGCCGACGCCCAGACCGCCCTCGGCATCCCCTCAGACATTCCCGTGCCTCTGGCCGAAGGTGGAACGGGAGGCAACAGCGCGCTCACGGCCCGGATCAATCTCGGACTGGGCTCGGCGGCCGTGCAGACGGCTTCGTTCTTCTCGCAGGCGACGGACTGGACCACAAACCAAGTCCTGGGGGCCAATGGGAGCCAGCCCTTCACCGGCGGGCTGATCATCAAGTGGGGTGCCGGCACGTTTCCCAACACGACCGCCAACACGTCAAGCCAAGCGGTCGTGTTCCCTGTCGCATTCCCGAATGGCTGTTATCACGTCGAGGTCTCGGTCGGTGGCAACGCCAATTCCGGCTCCGGCGTCCAGCCGACGGTTGGTTATCGGTCGCGCACGGCGGCCGGCTTCACCGCCCAGGCCGACACTCTGGGGGTTGCCGCTTTCAACCAGACCGTGCCCTACACTTGGTTCGCGATAGGATCGTGATATGAAAAAACTCATCGCTCTCGCGGCCTTCGCTCTCTTCGCGCTCGCCGGCCAGGCCAAAGCCTCGGTCTGCGGTGCCTATCCGTTCGTCTTCGTCAACGGGCAGGTGGCGAACGCAACCCAGGTGAACGGCGATTTCAACTGGATCAAGACGTGCCTGAACAACACCAACGTCAACACCATCGCGGATTTGCGCCTCAACACGGCACTGCTGCCGTCGATCATCGTCGCTGGCGGCACGGCCCCGGCTGACGGCAATGGTGGTCTGTTCATCTACAATCCGCTCGACACGACCTCGCCTGACAACGGCACGACCATCATTGTCGATGCGGTAGGCCATCGCTGGTACCGCCAGGGCGGCTCGGCCATTATCATCGTTGCCACCACAGCCCAGTTGCAGGCGGTGCCGATCGCCGGGACCTCGGAAGGTTACTCTGTCCTGCGCACCGGCTACTACGTGGCGGGCGACTCGCCGGCGGTGCTTTACACGCTGGACAAGAACGCCTGTTCGCTAAACTCGGGCGGCGGCGACGGCGGCTCGCAGATATCGGCCAGCCTGCCCAACAATTGCTGGTTGATCTCCGATCAGACAGTGTGGGACCCGCGCTGGTGGGGCGCGCACGGCGACGTGAACAAGGAAATCTCCCCGGTCACGATGACCTCGTGGAACGCCAATGTGACGGTCAACACCGCCGCCTTCACCGCCTCTGACGTAGGCAAACTGATCACGATCACCAACATCGGCGGCAGCGCGGGAAACTATAATCCCAGCTACCAGGGCGCGATCTCGGGCTATGTCTCCCCCACGGTGGTCAGCGTCACCCCGACGCCGAATTTCACCATCCCGTCCTATGTCGATGGGGCGACGATCCCCGGCGGCGACGGCGGCAGCGGCTATATCTCGGGCGACGTGGGCGCGACGATCACGGTGGCCGGCGGTACCGGCACCGCGGCGACCTTCACCATCGCCAGCGTGGCGGCCGGAAAGGTCACCGGCGTAACGCTGGTGACCAGCGGCGCGTACACGACCAAGCCGACAAACCCGGTCTCGGTGACCGGCAGCACGACCGGCAGCGGCGTGACGCTGAACCTGATCTACGCCAACCAGAACGTGTTCTATGGCCATGACGACGGCGCGCCGGCACCGAACCAGGCAACGGGCCCGATCAACGCTGCGATCCAGTATATGGGCGCCCTGATCACCGCGCCGAACCTGACCGGCCAGCCGCAACTGAACGGCGCGGGCCTCAGCTATGGCACGACCTATCAGATCCTTGTCGGCCCGCAGCATGGCGCCACACCGCCGGTCGCGAACGGCTTCCAGATCGCCAATTTCGACTTTGCCGCGCTAGGCTCGGCTAACCTGCCGATCACGACGCTGAATGGGGCCGGGAACCAGCCGATCGGCACCGGCGTCATGAACATCAATTGCAGCTTCTGTACCGGGTCGCACGTCCATGTGGACTCCAGCTACCTGCCGGTGAATGCCTGCGTCGCGAGCTCGAACGGGACGATCTACTGGAACGATCTGCGCTGCAACAACTGGATGGGCGAGGGGCCAAGCGTCGTCGCGACCGCAGCAACCACCAACAACGCCTCGCAGTTCACCGCCAGCATCGGCGCCTGCGCCGGCACTGGTCCGTACAACTGCATTCTCACGGTCACGGTTCTGACCACAGGTAAAATCCAGCCCGGCCAGGCGCTGTCGGATTGCGTCGGCGGGGTCGGCAACAATTGCAACGTCAATGTCCCCAACGGGACATATATCGACGGCTTCAAGAGCGGCAGCGGCGGCACCGGCACCTATACGATCACCAACTCGACCACAAATCCGGGCGTGGTCGCGGGCGAGACCATTTACGGCCTGTCGCTCAATGTGAACGTGGCGAGCTGCAACTCCGACAACGCCTCGACCATCTTCGGCAACAACTGGCCGATGAATTCGAGCGGGACGCTTCTGGTCGGGCGCGGGGAAATCTCGCGTGGCAACGAGGCCGTAGGTGTGGCGGATCGCACCTTCATCGTCGCGTGCAAGGACGCCACCACGATCGTGCTGAACAAGGCCCCGATGTTCAACATGAGCAATCGATCGCTGACGTTCTACCAGGAGCCGAACGGCTTCTACATGAACGGATCAGCGCTGGGCAGCAACTTCGGCACCGGTCTTCAGCTCACCAACCTGACGATCTCGGAGGACGCGCTGGATTACGTCCAGAACATCGCCACCAAGTTCGGCTGCGCGCTGATGGACGACAGCGGCGGCGGCACCACGATCGACAAGGGCGCGATTGCCTATGGCGCGGCGCAAATCTGCTTCGGCGCGGACCACCACAACACCCTGATCAATCACATGGTCACGGTCAGCGGCGCGGTGGGCTCGGTCAACGAGATCAATGAGCCGGCGATGGTCTCGTTCGACGGCAGCGACAATATCATCCTCAACCAGTTCGAGTTCGGCGGTCAGCTTCAGTTCTTCGCCGTCAACGGCGGGGCGTACGCCAACAAGGTCGTGAGCATCACCAACCCGGTGATCTACGCCAACCTGGCGCGCACCAACTTGGCACCGAACAACACGATCTGGTTTTACTCGGGACAGACCGCGGCGCCGAGCTCGCATATCAACATCGGCGTGGCGGCGCAGAACTATAACAACCCAAATCAGCCGAACTACGTTACCTTCACGTCTTCGGCGGCGGGCGGCTGGGAAGGCTTCACCCCGGCACAGATTGCCGACTTCAGCCAGTTGAACAACGTCAACATTGCGCTGTTCGAGCAAGCCACCGCGTTCCCTGGCGCTGGCATCACCACGTCCGGTGGGCCGGCCTACCTGGAAGCGCCCTACTTCCTGCTGACGGGGAACTACACCCTCCAGGAGCAGGACTCCGGGACGTTCTTCGATGCGGTGGGCGTGGGCAACGTGGACATCACCATCCCGGCCACCCTGTCTCAGTCGGCCGTGAACACCGTCGCCAATCCCTCGGCGTGGTACGCGAAGATTTTCCAGCGCACCGCCTCGACCATCCGGGTCGTGCCGGCGAGCGGCGTGACCATCTGGCAGGCCGGGGCGAGCACAACGAGCGCGGTCACGCTGACCCAGAACTTCGAGTACGAGTTGGACTGCCCCCGCAACACCGGCGGCGCTACGCCGATTTGCTTCCTATCGCAGAAGCTGAACTGAGCCGTGACTTATCGGCGTCTAATTCCCCCGGATGAACACGGGGCTCTTGGGAGTGTTATTCGATGGTTGGCATGACAGCAGAAGAGAGACGTGAGATGGCCGCCATCAAATCACTGGCTGAGAGGGCCCTATTCGAACTCGCCAGCCACACCGCCGTGTGTGCTCAGCGCCAGACGGACTTGCGCGAAAAGGTCGATACGGTGATCAAAATCCTGTTCTGGGTTGCGGCGACCCTTGGGGTCAGCATGGCCGGGACTTTGGCGAATTTGATAATCCACTTTCCACCACACCCATAAGTGGTATATTGCGGCACCTTTTGAGGGAGAATTACCATGTCGAAGCGTTTTCTGAGTACCCTGGTCACTCTTGGCGCTTTGATCTGCGCCCCGCTCGCGGGGGCTGCAAATCTCCCCTACTTCACCGGCGTTGGCGGGTCGAACCCGATCCAGTTCCCGGCCGATCAGTACGACCTGAACAACCTGATCAGCCAGATCAACAGCGGCGTCACCAGCCAGACCACGGCGACCTATACCAATTTCCGCAACATCCTGGACAACGGGGCGATGCTGATCCAGCAGCGCGGCACCGCCGCGACGGCCGGCGGGGCTCAGTCCGGCGTCGTCTCGGCGAACTACTCGGCGGATCGCTGGGTAGTCGATACCAACGTTGCCTCGGGCGCCGGCTTCAGCCAGGTTGTCACGGCGACGCCTTCGCCGCCCCTCGGCTTCGGCGCCTCGCTGAAGGTCTACCGCAACTCCGGCGCCCTGCTGCAGCCGGTCTGTCTGATCCAGGAGATCGCCACCGGCGGCACGGTGCCGCTGCAAGGCCAGTCGGTTGTGGTCTCGGCCTACCTGCAAGCCCTGGCGGGCCTGACTGCTGCGAGCAACAACGTCAGCATCAGCGTGGTCACCGGCACCGGCACCGATGAGGGGCTGAAGTCGGCCTTCACTACCGCTCCTGCGATCACCCCGGCTTGGACCGGCGTTGCGACTGCCAGCACGCAGACCTTCTCGACCACGACCGCCTGGGCGCGCTACCAGACGACGCCCATCCTGATCCCGACGACGGCGACGGAAGCGGCGGTGGAAATCTGCTTCACCCCCGTGGGCTCGTCCAGCGGCTCGACCGATGGCTTCGCGATCACCGGCGTGCAGCTCGAGCAGAGCAACACCGTGGCGTCGGCCTACGAGTTCCGCGAGAGTTCGGCCGAGACCAGCAAGGCGCAGCGATATTTCTACCAGTATGCCGACAACCAGGCGAACACCTTCCGCCTGCCGGCGACCTGCACCGAGAACGTCTCAGGCACCTCCGCGCTGTGCACGTTCCCGACGCCCGGAACCATGCGCGTTGCGCCCACGGTCGTGATCGCGACCTCGAACAGCTTCGGCATGACCAAAGTGGCGGATGGCACGGCGGAAGCCTGCACGACGCTGGTGCTGACCGCCTCATCGGCCACGACCAACGCTTGGTCGGCGCTGTGCTCGGTATCGGAGACGGCGGCTGTGGGCACGATGCACCAGTTCCTCTACGCCAACAGCGGCGCGGCGAACACCATCACGGTTTCGGCCGACTTCTGATCGAAAGGGATTTATCGCCATGCGCCGCATTCTTTTGGTCCTGGCGGCGCTGGCGGTTTCCCCGCTCGCCGCCGCTGCCAACGTCCCGTATTTCACCGGGGTTAATGGCTCCAACCCGATTCAGTTTCCGGCGGTCCTGCCGGACCTGAACAACCTCATCACAGACATCAATGCGACCGGCGGTACCTTCAATGGTCCGGTCACTATCGGCGGCTTCAATCTTGGCTTCGGCCTTCTCTACACCTCGGCTGGAGCGCCAACCGCCGCGGGTATCGGATATGTGGCCGGCGACGCTATTACGCTTAATGGGGGCACCTGTTCGGTAAATCCCGTTGTCATCGCGACGGGCGTTACTAGCACAGCCATCACGAATTTCTGGGTTCAGACGCCTGGAATATGCACGATTCCCGCATATGGGCCACTGGCTCAGGCGAGCACATCCGGGATAGGGACAGGTGCAACTTTCCCTGCACAGTGGGGGCCGATAGCCTCCACCGTCTATACGGGCAATCTGGCTAACGGAGGCGGTAATTTTGCCATCGGCGGCACTGGCACCGTAGCGGCCGGTGCGAGCCTGCTCAACGGGACAGAGAACTCCTTCGTCGGCTACGGCGCTGGGTCGAACGTCACGACGGGTAGTTTCAATACCGCCATGGGCCATAACGCCATGGGCATCGGTGGCGGATGCTCGATTACGGGCGGTAGCAATACCGCATTCGGCACGGACGCTCTACGCGATTTCTGCGGCGGGTCTGGGTTCACCGCGATAGGGGCGAACGCCCTCAAAAACCAGACGGTGACCGGTGCCAACGGCATGACTGCCATCGGCACCAATGCCATGTTGAACGAGAATAATTCCAACGGTGGCAACAACAGCACGGCACTGGGCAACAATGCTGGTTCAGGTCATGTAGGAACCGCCAGCTATCGCGGTATGACCTTCCTTGGCGCCAACACGGGCGGCGCACTGACCACGGCGACCAACTCGACCCTGATCGGATCAGGTGTTGGCAACACGACGATGGTCAATGGTGGCGGGGTCCTATTAATCGGGTCGGGCAATATCGCTGTCGATACCCCCGGCACCGGAACCAATAATTACATCAACATCGAGAACGCGCTTATCGGCTATTCGTCCGGTTCGGCTCCGACGATCGCCAGTGGCTTCGCTGCGACGGGCAGCACCATTGCCGGAACGACGTTCGAGTTCCGTGTCACCGTGGGTTCTGGCACTCCCGGATCAACCGGCACCGTGACCATGCCGGCTGCTGCGAATGGCTGGGACTGCACCGCCAATGATGTGACAACTACGTCGTCCTCGGTGTTCCTGACGAAGCAGAGCGGCGGCTCGGCTACCACTGTGGTGCTGACGAATTACAACACCAGCGCCGCAGCGACGGCTTGGGTCGGCGGTGACGTGCTCAACGTCAAGTGCTTGGCCTACTAGGAGACATCATGCGCTATGCGATCATCCTGGCGGCCGTCGCCCTCGCGCCTCTCGCCCAGGCGCAGCAGCCGG